AAACGCTTCAAGGAAGCTACAGAGACAGCCAAGAAGAAACGTATGGCCCGCGTGGATCAACGCAGGACTGCTCAGAATGTGGAGCCCTACTTCGGAGGCTCTAGGGCTCCCACTCAAGGTAAAGGCACTGCTGACGATCCTATCGTCTTGAAGTAAAGGAAAGACATGCCTGTATATCAATATGAAGGTAAACACTACAGTCTTCCTGATGGTTTAAGTAACGAACAGGCCATTGCGAAGATTGAAGGATTCTTGGGTAAGGCTTCCAGCCCTAAGGAGGCCCCTAAGCAGCCTCAGAAGGACACTGTGGCCTATGACCCCAAGGATGATTCTCCTTTCATGGATACTGTGAAGGATGTCGGCCATACGATGTTCGGCGCAGGCAGTCCTATCGCTCGGTTCGTTAAAGGCTCTGTCGTTGATCCTTTACTGTCTGTCAACCAAATCCTGGCTAACACAGGACTCTTCGGTAACGACATCAAACAAGGTGCTAATCAGTTGGTGAACTCCTATGAGCAAGCCACTGAGGATGACCGCGCAGCCCGTGGAAGCACCGGCTTTGACCCTATCCAGCTTGCCGGTAACGTCATCAGTCCTATGAACAAGGTTACCGGGGCTCTGACGGCTCCTGCGGCTGCTGTCAAGGGTATCCTCCCGGCTGCCGTCAGGGCGGCTGGTACAGGGGCTGTGCTGGCCTCTACGCAGCCTGTGAGGACCAATGAGCAAGGTACCGACTACGCTGAGAAGAAACTGACGCAGATGGCTACAGGCGCTGTTCTCGGTCCTGTCACTGAAGTAGGCGTTAAGGTTCTCGGTAAGGTGGCAGGGATCATCAAAGGTCTTACTCCTACAGGCCGACAAGAGGCCATGCAGAAGTACCTTAATGGCCTCTCTGGTGATGATCGTACACGGGTTATCGAAGCCTTGAGGGACGCTAAAGAGCACGTTACAGGCTCCCGTCCCACAGCAGCAGAGGCCCTGTCGGATGTACCTTCTGCTGTTGAACTCTTAAAGCTCCAACAGGAGTTGTCCAAGAAGACAGGAGTGGCTGGTAAGTTCGTCACAAGGACTGAGGAACAGCAAGCCGCACGTGTGAGGGCCTTACAGGGCATTGCCGGTACGGATGCCGAAAGAGCTGCTCTGGCTGCTGAAAGGAACTCCGTCACTGGGGTCATGCGCGAGGATGCTTTGAATCAAGCCGACGAGGCTGGTCCTATCTTCACTAAACTTGAGCAGGAGATTCACCAGAAGTTTGCCTCTAAGGTGAATGCCTTACAGGATGCCGGTAAGACCGCTACCACGGCTGCTGAGCAGACTAACCTAGCTAACACGTACACACCTGTTCCGGGTTTCCCTCGGTTCCCCGGACGGTACACCCATATGGCTGAGCGTGCTGGGGAGTTTGACGACACAGCTAAGGTCTTCACTGAAGTTGCTAAGCAACGACAGAATGAGATTGACCTTCGTAAGTTCCAGCTCAAGAGTCTTGAGGATAATGGATTCTTCCCTCTGAGGGCTAATGACCTTGTGAGCAAGCTGGATGCTGCCATCAAAGGAACCGTATCGGATGAGTCTAAGCTAGTCCTTGAAGGTGTCAAGAAGAAGATTCTTGAGAAGGCTGACGAGAACGGAATCCTTAACAGTCGTGACCTGTATGAGAACGTCCGTAAGACGATCAACCAAGATATTGCTGTCTACTTAGGCCAAGGTGAAAGGTTCGCCTCTGGAGGTATCCCTCAACAGGCCGCTAAGGCTGGAGAGAACGTCAAGAAGTTCATTGATGCTGCTCTTGATAAGTCCTCTGACGGACTCTGGAGTAAGTACCTGAGCCAGTATGCTGACTATAGCGCCCGGCTTAACCGTATGGAGATTGGGGATTACCTTGCGAAAAGGCTTCAAACTCCGTTGGACAAGGAACGGGCTGGTGTCTTTGCTACTGCCGTGGAGAACGCCGCAGGCACTATCAAGAAGGCTACAGGTATTCCCCGCTATGACAGTCTGGGTAAGGTTCTAAGCCCTGAGGAAGTCTCTACGGTTAACAACGTCCTTGCAGACCTGTCCCGTAAGAGCAAGTCCGAAGAGTTGGCTAAGAAGGTTGGACAACTGAGTGATGGTCTTCCTGACCCTACTTCCGGTACCCCTGACTTCCTCTCTCGTACTGTCACCTTAGCTAAGGCTGCTGTACGTAGTCTCCAGCAAGGCAACCAGAAAGCCTTTAACGAGAAACTCTCTCAGTTGATGCTTGAGCCTTCTGAGATGGCTAAGTTCATGACGACAGCGATCCCTAAGAGCAGGCTCGGAGCCTTTACGGAGGTGATGATGAAGAACATGGATGAGCCTACAAGGGCTGCTTTCATTCAAGCCTTCACGGTCCCTGCGGTTGCTCAGGAGGTAGGTAAATGATCGACAGCATCACAGCACAACTCAGACGGGACGAAGGTGAAGTCCTTTACGCCTACCAGGATCACCTTGGGTACTGGACTATCGGTGTAGGAATCCTTATAGACAAACAGAAGGGAGGTGGTCTTCTACCAGAAGAGAGCGAATTCATCCTTAATAACAGGATCGCTCTGCGGATCAGGGCACTTCGGGAGAAGCTCCCTTGGTTCGATTCTTTGGATGATGCCCGTAAGGGTGTCCTTATCAATATGAGCTTTCAGCTTGGCGTAGAGGGTCTTCTAGCCTTCAAGAATACCTTGAAGTTCGTCCAGCAAGGTAACTACCTCATGGCTGCTGAGAACATGCTTATGAGCAAGTGGGCTACTCAGACCCCTGAGAGGGCTAAGAGGCTCGCTAAGCAGATGATTACCGGCGTATGGCAATAAAGTAACTAAGGAGCAATTATGAACTTTGATACCATCTCTAACATTCTCGACATCGTTACCAGCGTTGTCGGTACGGCTTCCGTGATTGCAGCCGTCACGCCCACCGCCAAGGATGACGCTATCGTCGCTAAAGTGCGTAAGGTCCTGGACCTCTTCGCCTTCAACTTCTGGAATGCTAAGAACAAGTAAGACCGTAGAGTAGAAACAGAAAAGCCCCTGAGAGCCTTTACGGTCCTCAGGGGCTTTTCTTATTGGTTAATCGAACATCAAAGCAACTGTAAGGAAGCCTAGATGAAGATACCAGACAGGGACTTCCCTTCCGTCATCTGCAAGGATGTCCTCTACGGTTTCCCCGTAGTACAGGGTATCGGCTTCAAGGCCGACTACCAGGCCTGCTTTCCATTCAAAGTCTACGGTCATTCAGTCTCCTTCAGCGGATCGGACAGGCACCGGAGGCACACTCAGAGTCATCCAATCCAATGTTTGCTTCATCCACACCGACAATAGGGCGTGTACTAGCCACCAAGGCATCATATTCTTCCTTCGTAATCTCTTCCAGCGGAGCTTGCTTGAAGCCATGCTCAGAATGCAGCAGGAACGACAGGCTCTTATGGTTGTCTTTGTAGTACTTCTTCAGGTACTTCCGAATCTCAGGAAGTTCTTCCTTCCGGTAGTAAACCGTACAGGACACCGAGTTATCCGACCAGACCTCTTGGAGCCACTTGACTACCTTGAGTTGGTCGATAGCAGTCATGTCCTTAGCCAGCGTCGCATGGTCAGGGTGGCGGAAAGGGAAGCTAACCACAACGGTAGAACGATCTTCCGAGCCATCAAAGTTCTGCTGGTACTCCACCGGGTATCCATGATCCCGACAAGTCTGCACCAGAGCATGGTTAGCACTGATACGGATGCGGCGAAGCATGTAGCGAGCATATGCAGGATGACAACCGGGAGTGACACCAGGAAGAAGACTAAGAGTACCAGAAGGTTTAACAGTAGTGAGCTTAACGCTCTTGTTAAAACCATGCTTTTGAGAATACCATTGGTCATAAGTCCTCAACTTTCCGTAAACACCTTCCAGCCAACCTTTCTGCTCTTGAGTAGCCTGAAGGACTCCTGTAATGCCGATACCCATACGCATGTTCCGATGAACAATCTCTTGAGTAGACTCAAGGTGGCAAGGCAGAGCAAGACTATGCTTGCACACACGATAAAGAAGCGTAGCAACGTCCTCAAGTTCTTCCTTGGAGGTGATGTTCGGTAGATAGATTTCAGCCAAGCAACAGGTTTCCTTGTCGGCTAGGCTTTGTTCTGCACAGGGGTTATATCCTTGTACTTCAGGGTCCGGGTATCGGGTGTCTCCCAATCGACCAACCTTCCGAGAAAGCTCAAGGTTGATGAGCCCATACGGCTCTCCTTTACCCTCATAGCCGTCCCAGAAGAACTCATGCAAATCTCCGATGTCATGACAAACCACGCTGTTGTTGGACATGGCACGCCAAGAGGGGATATTTCCCAAGTCCCATCGCTTAGCAAGCAGATATTCCACATCGTCAGCATCCCCAATAGCAATCTGAGCACTTCGACGGACGTTACCAGCCACCACGACAGCCCCGATGATGTTCATAATATCCAGAGCATCCACAGGCTTGAGCTTCTTACCGGCTCGACGCTCCAGAATCTTTCCAATCTCGTTGATACCCCACACAAGGTCTTCAGGACCGCTGGCGGTACCTCCAAAGCCCTTGATCGGTGCTCCCTTGGAGCGGATCAGTTGAGTACTGTACGTGAAGGTCTGCTTTCCGGTCTTGTGAGCCAGGAAGGCTGCCTTCAGGGTCTTACCCAGCAGAGCCACCCAGCCTTCTCGGCTGTCAGGAACGATGAAGTCTGCATCTGCCGTGTCCAGCCGGGTAGGCGTCTTGAAGTTCTCCTTCACAGGAGGAATCTTCTCCACGTTCTCTCGTTGGATGTTGTAACCCACTCCAGAGCCCAGCATCAACAAGTCCATCGCCCACGTAAAACACTCTACGGGTGTATCGACAACAGTAAAAGCGCAGTTCTGCATGCTTGCGAGGCCCAGATCAGATACCGTTCGGGTACCGGCTTGCCAAAGTACACGGCCTGCTACAGTCCCTTTAAGTTCCAAAAGGTACTTCCGAAGTCGATTTCCTTCCTCTTCGGTAAAACCCACCCCAAGCTGGTCATTGGCTGCCTTAAGCACACGGTCAACAGTATTGGGGAACTCTTCGGTAGGGCTGAGCGGGTCTGCTTCGTTCAGACGACGGGCGTAGGTCCGCTTATAGGTGATGTAACCAATACTGCTCCAAGGGGTCTTAATTTCTTCAGTCATTCTTTCCTTTAGTTAAAACGTGCGTGCTTACCGTGATACAAATCCCGAGCTTCGCTGGCAACAAGACAGGCTAATTCAAGGTCTTCAAAGTAACCTAGATGTCTCTTTACGTTGTTTGATCGAATCTCAACTCGGTACTTGTTCTTTTCCTTACTCCAAATAACACCCTTACAGCCGGTCTTGTTGTCCTTCCGTAAGGTAGCATTCATCATGTTCTGGCTGTGTGAGACTTCTCTAAGGTTCTCAACTTTGTTATTTCCGGTGTCTCCGTCAATATGGTCAAGGAGCCTTGGGATATACCCGTAGACCAAAGCCCATACAAGCTGGTGCTCACGGTATGTCTTTCCGTTAAGAACGCCGTGCTGGTAGCCATTCGGCTCACGACACCCAAAACGCTTACCTACAACACCCCGGCTTCCCTTAACCTTCCTCCAGAACACCTTACCATCTCGGTACTCAAAGTACTCTCGGATCGCTTTTACTTCCTCACTCAAAGTCATCAATTGCTCTTTCTAGTTTTTCCAAATTGTCTTCAATTTCAAGGGTAAAGTACTCAACGATCTGCTCTGAAGTAATCCCCAGCAGTTCAATCAGAGTAACCTCATCCAAGTCCTTGAGCTTCTCTTTAAGTTCACTTAGGGTCATGGGTGGCATCGTCAGGAACCAAAGTAAAAGACACTATCTGAGCCTCTTTCCAGAGGTTGCTATTTTCATGGTAGCTCTTAGCCTGTCGAGCCTTCCCTAAAGTACCGTAGAGCTTGGCTCCTTCCAGCTTCGGGGTACTCTTCCAAGAACCGCCCTGAGCCCACTGACCATTATGGAGCCTGATAGCGTACACCTTCATACTTTACCTTCCACAAGTTTACCAATCTTTGAAGCACACTCAGGGCAGATATGAATGTGCTGCCCACGGTTCCTATAAGAATACCAAGTCACCATAGGTTCTCCTTTACTGATCTTCCTGTCACAGCTCCGACACCAGGCCACCTGGAGAGCCGGTCGGTAGACTGGATTGTTCACTTCACTCATCCATTCGTCCTTTAAGAGTTTTCTACGTTCACGGTGCTTCATAGGCTCCAATGAGCTTGTCGAGGTACCAACGAGCCTTCTTCAAGTCCTCCAGCCCATTCTTGTCCATGAAGCGCATAAGGTACTGCATGAGCTGTACGTAGTCCGCAATGAACATACCATCCGGTAGAACCTTATCTGCAGCCGCGGACTGTTCTACCTTTGTGACTAACTTCTGGATGACATCACGGACCTCAATCCCCTT